TTAAATAGCGGGCGGTAATATATAGTAGGAACCCTCCTCGGTTTCATCCATAAACCTAGCCCATTATCGCCCGTTATATATATAAAAAAACCCCGGTAAAAACCGGGGCTTCTTTTTGGGGTTAGCGACGTGCTATTTTAAATATCTGGGGTCTACCCAGTTTTCATCCACTCCATACCTATCCGCGAAAAATTTATGCGTATAGGTTTCCTCGGTTCCGTCTGGTTTTTCGACTTTAAACAGAGGGTAAGGAACGTCTGCCGCGCCGTCTGGGTCTGTATCCAGAGTAATTACTTCTTTTACTATAACCGCTCGGACGGTGTCCCCTTGGCCTATATAGGTATATTTAGAGGGCTGTACGCTTAGAAAATCGCCAGCTACTACTTTATCCGCTATTTTTTGTATCATTTTTAAACTCCTCGTTTATTATTAAGACCACTGCTCGTTTTTGCAGGTTTCACATTTAATATGATGAATTTTTAACAATTCACCATCTTCTGGCGTGTAGGTATAATCCATATATGGATCATGTATTGCAGACCCATTAGAAAAGAATCCGCTTAATTTAGCATCGCTACCACAATGGCAGGGATGTGATACTGTTTTTTCGTAACCAACTTTACTCATTTTTGAACTCCTCGTCGTTTGATTAGCTGTTTTATCTATAATCATCGTACAACAAGTATAACAAATCTAACAATACCATGCAAGGAAATAATAAAATAAAATTACTACGGAAATTAGTGACGTTAATGTGTAGGGCTTAATTTCCGTACTTTATTAGGGAATATATATTCCCTATGTATTCCCTATGTATTGCCACATAATTGCTTAATATGTATTATGGATATAAAAAAGGCCCGGTAAAACAGTAAACCGGGCCTTCGTGCGACGCGTCTTAGGAGCTAAATTTTATTTTCCCTCCGCTTTAGCGTTTTCTTCTTTTACTATTTCATTATAACGGTCTACCGCACTATTATAAGTTTCAAAGAATCGTACGTCGTGTCCCCTACTGCTTTTAACTATATAGGTAACTGTTTCACCTAACACTAAAGATATATCTGAAGAAAGTGTTACTGTCACGCCGTTCGGCCTTGTTGTTTTAGATATTGTATTATTCATATTCTGCTCCCTTGTTTTTTTATTCTTACAATTTGTGTTGATTTAATTGCGGCCTTACCATTACTGCCGTCTTCTAATGTAATTTTCTCTTCGCGTACGACATGATTCTTGATACCGCCGGAAATCCGTATTTTATCGCCTGCATTTACACCGTCAACGCTATGCCCGTTTCTAAATCTTCCGTCTTCATCCTCTTCGCCAGATTCCCAATATCCTACAAAATATTTTGAAGTAGTAAAGGCAACTAAAAGATTATCGTCTTCATCGATCATTTTAAAGCAATATGATGCGCCATAATGGCCTTCAAAACTGAAAGTTTCGGTTACTAAAACATCGCCTTCATATTTGTCGCCGATTTCGCCGATATGTTTAGAGTCCATCATGCGCTTTGAGTTTTTTAGTTCTTCAATTATTCCATCGCGACTTTCGCGAGTCATATACCGACCCTTATACTCTACAACGTCGACATTTAGCTCTAAAAGCCTGTTGTAAGCCAGTTTCTTGCGTTCGTCGGTGTCTTCGTCGTTCGCGGCACGATGTAACTGCCAGAGGACATCTGCTTCACTGATTTTTTCACCGCGCAACATACCAAAAGAAAATTCGTCGGGTTCAACCTCGCCGAGAATAGTTCTCGAGAAGTTTCCTTTACCGCGAAGCTCTAAATCTATTTCATATTTCCCGTCAACCTTTGCCTTGGCTTCATCCAAGTTCATTGACAGGTTTTTTAAATAATAAAAGTCGATACGCTCGACTGAGCTTTCCTTAGAATTCCAATGCACATAAGGATCGGAAGCTTCCCAAAGCGTGTAATATTTGTTTGTGAATCCTATTATCTGTTTCATGCTATAACAAGTATAACATATTGCATATATACAAGTCAAGGAAAAATTGGATAATATTTAAAATTTTTTTTAAGGTTAAATTGTTTGCCGATAATGGACGATTATACCGCGTACAAGCAAAAATGGTTTGAATTTGTAGATTATAAGCCCCATCCCGGCCAATTAAACATCCATAACGCGCCCGAAAGTGTCCGTTTTGTCGTCGCGTGTTGCGGTAGGCGCTGGGGCAAGTCCCTTGCGGCGGCGCGAGAGGCAGAAGCACTTGTTACTCAAGCAAACAAGAACGTCTGGATTGTTGCACCAACATACTCTACCTCCGAGCGGATATTCCGCATTGTATATGATGATTTAATCATCAAGCACAACCTCCCAACCCGCCGCAAATCCTTAAATGAGCAGTATATTGAGTTTGAATGGGGGTCTGTAATCGAGGGAAAGTCGGCCGAACACGCGGAAAGTTTGATTGGCGCTGGAAATCACCTTGTTGTTATTGATGAAGCGTCTAAAATGAACCTTAAAAAGATATTTGAAATGTATTTAAGGCCCACATTATCCGATACAAAGGGTAAATGCCTTATGATTTCAACCCCTGAAGGCTTTGACGGCTTTTATGAATACTTTATTCACGCCCAAAAGGCTCCAATGTGGAGCGCGTTTAATTCGCCATCATGGGAAAACACCTACAGCTTTCCAAAAGGTGAAAAAGACGAAGACCTTGTTGAAGCTAAGTCATCAATGACCCGGGAGATTTACGATCAAGAGTTCAAGGCGGAATTTACGGCGCTGTCAGGTCGTGTATATGCTGACTTTTCAAGAAAAACCCACATTGGCAGTCATCCATATAATCCGATGTTGCCAGTATATTTAACTTTGGATTTTGGTTATAGAATGCCAGCCGCATTATTTTTCCAGACCGCCAAGATTGGCAAGAAGGGAAAAGACCACATTTTCATTATTGACGAAATATTACATGAAAAGAATCTCAAAATTTCCGAACTTTGCGAAGCGGTACAAAAGAAAAATTACCGCATTGCTCGCGTTTATGGCGATCCGGCAGGCTATCAAATGCAATCGTCTGTGGGCATGGGTGAAGCGGATATTTTTCGGCAAATTACAGGTTTGCCCGTTATAAGCCGCCGGGACAGGTACAGCCGCTCGATCCAATCGGGCATAAGTCACGTTCGGCAATTTATGATGTCCGCAGATGGCGATATAAGATTGCACATTGATAAATCATGCTCTGGGATCGTTGAAGATATTGAATCATACCGCTACCCGGAACATAAAGAAGGGTCTAATTTGAAAAATGAGCCGCTTAAGGATGGTTTTCACGACCACGGCGCAGATAGCCTCAGATATGGGGTCTGCGGGAGATTCCCGATTCGTAAACAACAATATAAAGTGAGTAAACGATGATTGAACAAGCACAATATTTAATTGCAGAGTCATTAAAAGAGCAAAAAAAGTTATTCGCGAAAAACCGCAGGCAGGCAATATACAAATTACTTGATTATTACGCGGGCGATAACACGGCCCAATATATCGAAGATCGCTTTACCGCTGACGCATTTAAGGAAATACCCGTGTCAGAATTTAACGTAACCCGGCGCATGATTGACCGCATGAGCCGCATCTATACCCTCGGGGCCACGCGCAACGTTAATAAATTATACGATGAAATGGTAATAAGAAAGTCGTACAAAATGAAGCACATCGAGAAAATGACGCGGTTGGTTGGCACAGTTGCAACGCAAATAGCCTTTAATAGCGAACCAAAGCCGGAATTTAAATATAATCCCGTCTATTATTTCGATGCTTTCTTTGAAGACGACCCATTTACGCCGTCGGCCATTACTTATCCGATGGTGCAAAACATCCACGACACAAGTGATGTAAATAAACTTTCATACGCCTATTGGGACAAAGACCATTATATCGTTTACGACGAAGATGGCAATATCATATTTGAACAGATGCACAATTACGGAATATTACCTTTTGTATTTACGCACCGGGAACATCATTTAAACGAGTTTTTCGTTACGGGTGCTTACGATATTTGCGCGGCCAACGAACAGATCAATATCTTGCTCACTGAGGCGGCATTAGGAATGCGGTTCCAGATGTTTGGTCAATATGTCATCGAAGGAATGTATGAAGAGGAAAAACTTGTGCGGGCTGGTTCGTCGGAGATCATGGTAATCCCCGAGCCAGCGAGGCTTGATATCAAGTCCCCACAGGCGAATGTGCGCGAGGCGATTGACCTTGTAAAAGCAATTCTTGACTTGACCGCGCAAAATAATCATTTATGGATCACGTTTGCCGAAGACGGTAAATCAGATCGGCCGTCAAGCGGCATAGCTTTAAAAATTAAAGACTTGGAGCGCTTCGAGGATTATCAAGACGACGTTGAACTGTGGGAGGAGTACGAAAGAGAAATATATGATATCGAGCGCACCATTGCTGGGGTTAATGGCTTACGTTTGCCGGAGGAAATGGGTATTAAGTTTAATGAGCCGGAATATCCAATGAGCGCGCAGGATCAAATAGCGCTTGATACCTTTATGCTCACAAATAACTTAATTACGCAAAAGGATTTGATGTTGAAGTATAATAAACATCTTACTGAACAAGAAGCGGAAAAGTTAGTAACAAATAATAAGGAAACGAATGCCGAAGCAACAGAACCAGAACAAGCCGGGGAGCAACGATCGGTTTTTAATCGATTACTTACGCAAACTCCGGCGTCTTAATGAACTCGATGTAGAAGTCCCGCAAGCGGACATAAAAGAAGTCATAAAAGACCCCCGCC